ACAGCGTAAACCAAGTCACCCAAGATACCGCAGTCACCTTCTCCACACCTTGAGGGGCAGGAGGCAGCGTAATAAATCCCATCGTCAACGTCCTTTAGTCTGTGGTGCAACATCAGCCCCACCAATGTCGATCAGGAGTTCCTCCACGCGCAGCGGTGTATTGTCCACATGACGGAAGTGGAAGGCCCTGCGGCGTGTCGCTCCAAGGCGCAGAGTCCGCACTCGCGGGGAGTTCATAGCAAGCGCGCGGAAGCCTGACCAACTTTTGTAGTCTGTGTCAGAATAGCGCAGGTATCCGGTCGTCAGTACTTTATCCCCCTTCACTTCAGCGGCGGCAATCCGGGTCAATGTGGAGGTTTCGCCTGGGGAAAGGTTCTTCGTCACGATGTTGAAGTCAATCGGGCCAGTGTAGTCAGTGTAGGTAGTTGTGTCCAGCTTCTCCACCACCCCACTTGCAACATCCAGCAGGAGATTGTTCCCTGCGGAGGCAATGGCAGTGAAGTAGGAGTTGGAAGTGATACTCACTTGGCAGTTCCCTGCAACAGTCCCTGCAACTGGAATAATCGCCCCTACCAATGCATCTCCAGCCTCTGTAACCAAAATATTCCCATGAGAGTCCAGCAAATACATGGAATACTCAATGGTATAGGTGAAGTAAGTCGCGGTCGCTGATGTTACCAGAAACATCCCGTTGAACAGTGGGTTTGTTGCCCCAGTAATCACCACATACGTTCCTGCCAGTGGGAGTGTGCCTGTCATCGTTCCTGTGACAGTTGTGAGGTCACTCCCAAGGGTCAGAGTTACTGGAACTGTTGCTGTGGCCTTTCCACTTGACCAGTATGTCCAGTGCTTCTCTGTGAGGTTATAACACAACGTGATGGCACTTCCCACCAGCGACAGGATGTAAAATAGTCTCCCACTGATTGCCAGAGGATACCCATACACCCCTGACAAGTCATCCAAATCCAGTATACTATCGATACTCGGTGTAGACACTGGGGTGATCTGTGCCCCAGTGATCATCGAGACTGAACGGCCAGTGAGGGTCTGGGAAAGGAAGAATATTGCATCTCCCAGTTTTGCTATTGAGCCAGCAGCAGCACACCCAATGGCCTGCGTGAGGTTCTGCGCGTAGCTCAGAGGGCTTCCTGGGGGCGGATTTGCGGCATCCCAATAGAACGTAGTCGAATACTGGCTAAAGCTCACCAGATAGGTAAGATAGTGCCCAATTGCAACTGAAATCCCCGTCATATCAGAGACGGTGAGGAAATTCAGTGCAGTCCATGAAAGGGGGTTAGCCAAGTCGGAACCGTAGATTCTCCCTGCAGGAGTCTTCACATAGTACGTTCCATCCAGGTAGGCCACCCCAGGGACTGTTATTGCTGGATAGTCTGGGTCAGTCACCTTAGATACGGTAGTTCCGTCGAACTGCCACATGCCTGCCGTGGACTTCAGCACAACATACGGTGTTGTGATGTACGGGGGATTGGCGACGAATTGATACTGCAGCCCCGCTACAGTTACAGCAGGGATTGTCCAGGAAGTCCAAGGAGCCGCAAGCAACACAATCTTGTCAGCGATAATTGCATAGCTATTCCCTGACATTGTGAAAGCTCCCTGCCCGGTGCCGGCAGAGAACTGATGCACCAAAGACAGCCCTGGTCTTTTCGCTACCTTTTTCTCCCCATTGACTGTCTGCACATAGCCATTCAGGATATAGGAATCGGACATTGGCAGCCCATTCCGCGACTCGATTTCAACCGCCAGAGAGAGCCTCATACTAGTAGCCTATTGCCAGAAACTGCGCATAGGAGTTAGCTGTGGTCGTACCCCCAACACCAATTTGGAGAGTTGCTGGCAGCGTTTGCTGTGCCCAAAGTGTGACATTATTAGTGTCATCAGTAGACGTAACTGTTACAAATGCAGCAACAACTCCGTTCGGGAAGGGCGTCTGATAAGTGACAGTTACGTGAGAGCCGCTGAAGCCATTTACATTAACCCTCCCGAATTTAAGAACAAGCCCCACGGGATACCCAGGGATAGAGAAGGAAGTGTCACTTCCTGCGGCAGAATAGGCAAACTGGCCCAGGTTCACCGCTGCCGACGGTCGTGCGGCAGCGGCACAGTATACTTGGCCAGAAGTCTGCATTTGCCAATACCCCTGTACCCAGGTGAGTTCGACTGCATTTGGCAAGCCTGAAGGAATGAGAAAGGAAGGTATGCCCAGCCCCATATAGTTATCAGGAGACAGGATTGTATCAGTCCCCCCACAAGCAATTGTAATTGAATGTGACTGTGGCGAAAGTATTGTGAAATTCGTGCCAGGCACTGGGGAGGTCGGAAGCGTAATTGTCCCACTGACCTCCGCCGGGACAATTATCTTTCCAGACTGTGCTGGCACTAATGTCACGGGCGCAGTCACATTCACCACATTAAGCCCTGCGATTGGAGTTCCTAGCATCGCGCTCACGGCAGCTGATTTCATCACCCCTAGCTGTGAAAGCACCACCAACTCATCCCCAGTTAGACCTGTCGCGACTGGCAATTGTGGTATTGTTACGTTTCCCATAATGGTTATTTCCTAGGTTAAGCTTCTGTTGAAGGTGCAGAGACGGTAGCCACCGCCAGCCCCATACCTACTTATCTGCCTTTCCATCCAGCTTATCTTCAATCTTGTCCAGCTTCTTGAAAAGCGCCTCTATCGTATGCTCAAAGTCATCACGTCGAAGATAGTTCCCTGCCACCAGCACTTCAATCTGACCGACCTTTTCTGTCAGGGCTTTGTCTGCCACTTGCAGATCTTTCACAGCTTGCCAGACAGCATTGAGCAGAAATCCAATGAGAGCCCCAAAGCCAGTCAGTAGCCAGTTTATGATTGATTGTTCCATCTGTATTCCCATGTTTGTGGAAGGCTATCAGTTCTCAGCGGTCTCTTGCGGCTGGTTCAGTGTGAATTGTTTCCACGGTATTCCTTTGGCAACTGCTTGCGCTCCAGCTCATCGACATAACTGGCGAAACAGTGCTGTTTGTCAACCCAAAGGATACAATCTACAGTAATTCTAACGGCATCCCAGACTTTGCTCCTCTTGCTATTCCGCCAGCATCTAGCTGAGAATGTTTCATCTGCATAGCCACATAGTAGTGTGTTGCAAAACTGATCCAGCGCAATTAGAATTTGCTTTAGGTGGAATAAAATCTGCTTCATGCCAAGATTTCCGCGGCTCTTTCTGCAGCGAGTAGTCCAGCGGCTTCCAGCGCCTGCACTCCAGAGATTGTTGCCTGATCATCGAGGTTTATTTCTTCTGCAAGTTTGAACTTATCCAGCCAAACTTCAACCTGAACGCTCGATTTAGCTGCCGTATAAATTGCAGCGAGTTCCACATCTGTAAAGCGGTTCATGTATGCCAGTTTGGTCAATGTGCGAACACTCGGGATAGTCGCAATGGGTTCTTCGACCAATCTGTAAAATGGATAGTGCGCGGCGCAGAAATCTTCGCTGGCATCAATTGTATTGACCACGCTCCCATCTACTGCATCAAGGACTTCATATCTCATTTTAATACTCCAAAATTACTATGCCGTTGCCACCAGCCCCAGACGTTGCGGCGTAAGAAGCGCTAGAGATAGCGGCGGCACCTCCGCCGGCTCCCTTGCCGCCAGCACCGGCAATTTGAGCAGTAGCGGAGGAGATAACACTACCACCACCACCACCGAATCCACCAGCTCCTACGGTGGTGGCGTTGCTACTATTGACAGCTCCGCCGCCGCCACCATCAGCACCGGCACCGGCGTCTGCGGCACTGGTGCTGCCATTGCCACCTCCGCCAAGCATAGGAATTGCACTATTAGCCAATGTTGTAGGATAACCTGTTGTACCAAGTACATTCGCTCCACCAGTAATACCACTATTGAACCCGCCAGCGCCCGCACCTCCACCTGCTGTAGCAGCTATTGAAGCTGCTAATGGACTTGCTCCACCGCTCGTATACCCACTGGTTCCGACACTTCCGCTGGCGAAAGCTCCAAAGCCAACATTTATGGCACCACCCCCCGTTGCACCAACTCCAGATATAGTGATTGCACCGCTGCCTCCGCCTGTTAGATTCAAGTCGCCTCCAGAAGCCGTACCGCCTGCCGCCCCAGAAACTGTGCCAGCAGCTTGCAATCCGCCCCCACCACCGTTGGCCGTCAGGGTTGTAGAACCGATAACAACTGTTGTATTCCCACCTGCGTTGCCGTTTGCCGCAGCACCAGCAGCTGGAGCAACAGCCGCACCACCAGCTCCGATTGTGCAGACGATGGAAGTCCCTGCCGCGATATACATTTCCTTGATGCACGTTCCGCCAGCCGCACCACCGGAGGCAGCGCAAGGACTAGCCGCCGATTTTGCTGCGCCAGACCCACCAGCGCCAATTGCTGTGATGCGGTGCATACCAGAAAATTGTGCGGTAATAGTTTGACTACTCCGTACATACATAACAGACCGACGACCGAGACTGGTGTTAAGAAATTGCTTCAGATCACTCATTTAGTAGATTCTCCAGGTAGTTCCGGTGTAGACAAGGCCAACGCTGATGTTGTTGGTGGATAGCGTCATGTCTTCGCTGAGGTCCATGATAGTGCTGCCATTTCGACTGATTGTCAGATTATTTACCCTGAACGCGCCACCGCCATCAGCAAACTCGACATAATTTCCTGCCGTAGGCGCAGCAGGAAGCGTCACTGTAAACACACCACCACTTGTATCTGCTGCTATGCGGTCACCGGACACCGCAGTATAGGCTGCGGTTTTTACAGTCCACGCAGTTGCACCCCCACCTCCGCCTCCAGTAGCCGTAAGGGTTCCAGCTGTCAGGCTTAAGCCTGACCCTATTGTGATTTCCTCCGCTGCCCCTGTGGCTGCCGTAGACCTTCCAAGCAACTTCCCTGTCGCCATCGTCAGCCCATTCGCAGACGCATAGGCCCCTGGCTTCACATAGTCAGTTCCTGCCACGGCTGCGCTCAGCGCCGTCCCATCACCTTTTACTACCCCAGTAACAGTCGTGGTGAGTGTGATTGCTGGGGTAGTAGTGGGAGTAGCTACAGTCCCCGCCAATCCATTAGCTGTTACAACAGAGGCGGAGGTAACAGTGCCCCCACCTCCTGTGATTGCTGTAAGCACTCCAGCACTCAGGGACAACCCTGAACCTACTGTGATTTCCTCCGCCGCTCCCGTTGCTGCAGTAGACCTTCCCAACAACCTTCCAGTGCCCATGGTCAAACCACTGGATGTGTAGGCTCCGGGGGCCACTGGGGCGTAGGTTAATGCGGCGGTGATATCAGCAGAGGTCAGCGTTACAGCACCTGTACGGGTGTTGAAACTTGCCACACCTGCCGCAATTGTCAACTGTGAGGCCAGAGCCGCCAGAAAATTGCTTGTGAACCCTGCTACATCCCCATTGTCCAGCGCATCCAGCCCTCCATTTGCAACAATCTGCGCTACTGCAGCTGCAATGAACGATGACTGCCGCCAGACAGTATTGAGCTGCTCCGTTACTGCTATCCCATCCACAAACCCTGTAGCAACTATTGGGAGCGTCGCATAGGTGGCCACTGGCAGCACATTAGCACCGGCCCCAGTCGCAAAGGGAAGGAATTGATTAGTACCGGTGGCTGGCATGATTTAGGACTCCGAAGGTGCCGCAGCAGGTGTCATAGAGGCTTGCTGCTGTTGCTGTTGCTGTTGCTGTGCGATTTGGAATTGCAGAGAATGGAACAATTCCACTACCAGACCAAATGGCTCTTTGCTCAGTGCATCCGCAATGATCTTGACCTGCGCTTCCGTTACTGTTAGCCGAAATTCCTGAGTCATTCTAAGCTCCTTGTCCTTTAATTATTCCGTTATCGTATACTGCCTTCAACACGTCAGTGGCCCTCCCCCTCACACTATCAGGCAAGTGTCAGGTTCACGCCATTCAGCCTCAGGTACAGATGGCCGCCATTAATCCAGATATCCCCCTCATTCCAGTTACTTCCATAATAGTTGCCCAGATTGATCTTGTTATTATTCAGCATGATAGCTGCCGTCGCACATGTATCTTCAAAAGAAATGCCGATAGTGCTGTTGTGAATTGATAGTCCCTTCTTCCAGTTATTTGTGGTTCTGAGAATTTCCAATGCCATGTCTGCATCATAAGAACCAGTTCCGCTAATGCTGATACCTTTCGTATAGGCAGACGGTGAGAACACATTTACATCCACTTCGACACTGGTATAAGTACCTCCTGCCCCTGAGTTAGCCGCAACCAAGGTATTCAGTGCCCACACATTGGAGTTTGCACTGGCCCCACTCCCCATTCCACCAGCGTACAGTCCCACGCTGTTCCCGACGTAGTTGGATGGCTGGATTATTTCAGCGCTGAACGCCCCGATACCCCCGTAAGTGCTGGAGGCTAACGTAGAGTGAGACTGTATCCAAGGGCCGACAGCCTGCATACCTCCGACGGTTGCCATTGCTGGAAACTTCCCCTCCCCTGTTCCAGCTCCGGTAAAGTGAGCACCTGCACTAATATCCCACAGTATTGACTTTGTGCCCCAAGTGGGCTGAGTGTTGAGTAAGTATGTTCCTGTTGGGACTCGAATGGAACCCCCGCTCGCAGGAAGAGCATTAATAGCACTTGCAAATGCTGCACTACTGTTAGCAACACCCGTTGGGTCAGCCCCGTAGGCTATCACACTGACGTCATTTCCCATATTAAGCGAAGCCGGGGTGTAGCCTAAAGCTGTAGTCACATCATTGCTTGTAAGAGTTACCGCACCCTGCCGCGAATTGAAGCTCAGGACATTCCCGGCGGCCAACAGTGCGTACAGTTCCGTCAGCACTTGCGCTGTGTTCCTCAGCTCTAACACAGTCCCCGCAGGCCAGTTCGCCGCAACCGTCCCTTGCTGGGCCCGCGCAGCTATTGTGAAAGTATCCCCTGACCTTGCAGTCACCTTCACAATCTCCACAGCCCCACCAGAAGGTGCCTGCAGTGACAGCCAGCAGTAATTCCCTGACAAAGGCGCGGGGAACTTCGCCCCTCCTCCTGGTGCCGCAGTCATCGAAAGATCGCTGCTGGAAATCCCTGCTGAAAGCGTCGTACTGGCGTTATTTGTGAATAATGGAACAGCCATATCTGTAATCCTCCTGCAGCCTACAGTTGTGTAATAGACCAGGTAATGGTAAAGGTATCACCCGCAAGCTTGGAAGTTGCTGCGAAAATAAGATGGCTGTACATGGTGCCAGCAGAAGCTGCATTGAAAATCCCGGCTTCTTGCCATGTACCAGTGCCAACACCTGGAGGGAATGAGGCACTGAATGTAGTGATAGGCCCAGCAGCTGCGGCACTGGTAACTGCCACACGCGCCAGCTCCGTACCCAGGGCCGTATCGCTCAGACTCGCTGCTGTGCCATTCGTACCTACTGCTATCCATCCAAACGGAGTGGCTGTGGCCACCAGCGCAGCGGCACTGAAATTCTTGCCTGCCTGCACAATGAGATTTGCTGCATCCACCAGCACCGAAGTAATACCATTGGCGTCAGTTCGCTCCAGCTTGAAATGCCCATGCGCCATTGCCGATTCCTGTATTTGTGCCATTTCCAGTTTCATTTCCATTTTCCTCAGCCCAGAGAGCTAGTATTAAGTGAGTTGGAATCCAGCGCGTTGACTATAGTCGTTGTTGTGACTGCAAAAGCCTCGGAAGCCGTAGCTGTCTCTGCAAAGTTAAAGGTACTGGCAGACGCCCGCTGCAGGGATTCACTTGGAGTGGCCGCAGTGTCTGCGAGGATGAGCGATACTACCTGGGGTTGCCGTGGATGCCATTTCCCAGTTCCAAACCCTGACAGTGCCTGCGTCTGCACACCCAGTGCAAACCACCCACCATAGACTGGTGCGGGGGGAATTGCTGTCTGCCCATTCGACCTGCGCCAAGGAATCGCGGCTTCCGCCGCCACCCCACGGACAAAATCCTGAGGATTCCGGACTTCCTTGTGCTCCTTGCAGACATAGTGCCCGTCCCAAGTCCGCATTGCGTTTCCAGACTTGTTCTTCCTGCCGCAGAGGTCGCAGTAGAAGTTCCATTGACCTGGAGCGAAATAGTCAGCGCGGCTCATAGGGAGGGGTTATTCGCGCGGATTACAGGGCTGTAATAGGGGGAAGTAACTCTCCAGTTATAAGAGGCCATCCTTGTGATGGCAAGCTTAATCCATATCAAACCACCTATTCCGTACACCGGCCCTCGCAAGGCCCCTTTCCGCGCTTCCTTCCCCCCTTCTTTCATGCTCCCCACTCCCACGAAACCGCATATCCAAACTCTTGCAATTCTGGCAGCTGCTTCTCCAGCCTCTCCCCAATATCAATCCGATACACTGGGGAATTTGGCACCTCCAATTGCTTTACTCTGGAGAAAGCCCCCGCAACAGCTTCCGCCACACTCCAGCCCCTTCCACTAACTGTGAGGAGATACTGCCCCGCACTCACCAGCGAAGGAACATGCTTGAGGGAGCCTGACGAGAAGTCTGGCGCCATGCCAAGTTTCATCTCACTGGGGTGAATGAAATAGCGGTTGCTGTCGGTGATGCCCCAGACAGGGAATCCGCTCACGGCAGCGCGGGGGAGTTTGTTGAAAGGAAAGTCAGCGTGCGCCACCACAAAGCCAGCAGCAATCTGCCCGGAGGGCCTAAAGGTGTCCTTGCCATTGACTGCATCCAGCATCCACTCTGCCACATCCGGGTGCAGGATTTGCTGAATTTGCATCAGGGGCCAACCTGGGCGGGTGGTAAACTCCAATGGCCAGGGCTTGCCCTTTTTGTCGATAATGACTGCTACGTCGATGTAGCCGGTGTAACCCTGACGGATGAGCTGAGCTTCCAGCGGCAAGAGCATTTCCTGCGCCAGCTTGCTGTCTTCGATTGGGCAGTATTTCATCACCGTGCCCATTTCCCCAGTATTTCCGGAGATGCAAACCCGCCCATTCCGGCGCACTGTGAGCAGATGGGTAGTGGGCAACATAACGCAGCCAATCATACCATCATACTGTACGATTTCCTTGCCTCGGATGGAGACTTTCTTTCTGGTAGACTCCTCCACAGCATACACAGGCTGCGCAGTGTAGGTCTTGCCGTTCAGTGGGCTGACCATAGAGGTTCTAGTGTCAGTTGTAATCACTCCTGCCTTTCCAACCAGATGCATGAGCGCCTGTAAATCTCCAATCAGTCGCTCAGAGCCAGAGCAATAGCGCCTTCTGCCATAGTGGTTATCCCCATCCCCGAGATTGAAAGCCTCTAGGAACAGTTTAATCTGACGTGCGGAAGCCCCCAGAACTTCAGGAGGGACGAATTTCTGCGCGGACAGTCCAAACTGCCTGACATACTCCGCAAGTCCCTTGTGTGTAAGACTGATCCTATTTCCATTCACACGCCAGGGCAATTTCATGGACTTCAGAGCTTCTGCCATAATCTCCTGCTTTGGCCCCGGATTCTGGTAAATAGTAACTCTGGGGCGGTCAAGGTCTGTACATCCTTCAGATAGGTACAGCCCGAGGAACCTCATCCAGGCATCGCCATCTATCCTTGTTCCATCAGGAAGGACAAACTCCCCTATATCGGCTTCTGTAGACAGTCCAGTTTGCAGAATGTCAAATTCACACGGGCAGTCTTGCGCAGGAACTATCTTCCAATCAGTAGTTTTCCTTCTTGCCATAAACATATTGTGGGAAGGCGTAACCAGTAGGTCAGCGTAGCGATTCCTGAACGAATACATCTCCCCCTTGTAGTGTGTCCAGTGAAGTCTTGTAGGCTTCTCGAAGAAACTTGTACCTGTTGCAGGGTCGTAACTGACGCATTCGTCATCCAACGTAACAGCGTTAAAACGCTTCCAACCTGCCTTAGTCAGAACTTCTGTGTCCTCAGAGTAGCAATTCACCCCTGCATCCCCTGGCATGAGCTTCTTGAACTCGAAGTTTTCCAGGAACATCCCCAGAAACCCATCCCGCCCGACCCAGCCCCCGACCGCCATCTCAATTCCGGGGATGAACTCCTGCAGCAGGAACGGGACTTTCACCTTCTGCGTCCTGTCCCAGTAGTCCAGCATGAACAGCATGTCCGCCGGGCCTTTGGAGACGTAGCTGAGGGCCTTGTCAGCATCGCCAGTTGGCTTGGAGACATAGCGTTTGCCAGTGCCAGTTACAAACTCAATGGCTTCCTTGTAGCCTGAGAACACATGAGAGGGGATGCAGGCAATACCAGCGGCTTCCAGCACCTGTTGCCCAGTCCCGCGTTCGAGTTCCCAACTCGCGCCTTCCCTGCCTGGCCCGAATATCGGATAGCCCTTCCGGCGCCAGGGTTCGAGCTCCCCCAGAAACCGTGCGTTGTCGCTGAGTACGATGAGATCAGCCCAATTCATACTCCCCCGCCAGTCAGAGACTTTCGTCACCAGCCCATCGCCAACAGTGTTGTGCGAGCCGTCTTTTTCCTTGGGGAGCCAGAGTCGGACTTCATGCCCCTGAGCTTCTGCCCGGAGTGCGAAGTCGAGAAAGGCTGCCATTGCGTCGATCAGGAGGATTTTCATACGAAGAGGGTAGTGCAGAAGAAGGGAGAATGGAAGGGGGCAGGGGCGCTGGAGTGGTAGGGGCCTTTCTGCCGCGCACTGCTGAGGGAGAAGGGGAGTTATTCGTGGGGATTACTCTGTTGTAATCCGCGCCAATAACCTTAAATTTCCCTCTCAGTATCCCCCGCCCTCACCACCCAATGCAATTGTAATACTGGCGAAAGCAGTATGCAATCCCTACTTGCGAGAACTGCCACTAATGCGCTGCCATTTTGTGCATAACTGCCTCCCCACCTACGACACCTGCCCCGGTCAGCCACATTGTCGCATGGGCAGCCTTTCGCACAAAGTCCGCTGCCTCCTTCTGCGACTGCAGCTGGTCGAACACAGTCATGATTGCCTGGTATTTCTCAGTAGGAATCGTCCCATTCTTGTGGGCTTTGGTGAGAATCTGCTTGTAGGCAGTCGCAGCTTCGGACTGCCCCTTGAGGCTTTTGCTGGCCGCGAGCACATCAGCCCGTGCGAGGTCTGCTGCAAGAGCTTGCCGCTGCGCCAGCACCTGTGCTCTCCGTGCTTGGGCTGCCTGCGCTTGGGCTTGAGCTGTCTTTGCTTGCTCCGCCAGCGCCCGAATCCCCTGCTCGCGTGCAGTCATTCCACTGGCTTTTCCCTTCAGCGCCGCTCCCACCTTTGGCAGCTCCCCCAGAGTATCCCGAATCTCAGGGGATTGCACGAATTTCTCCAGCGCAGCCCCCTCCATCGGGCGAGTTTTTTCCATAAAGTATTTCATCGCCAAGTCCTGCACCAGCTTTGAAGCCTGCGCCCGTGCTTCCTCTGAGGCTCCTTTCCCACCAGCAAGGGAGTCCATCAATGCCTTAACCCCCTCAGAGCTCGAGAAAAACTTAGCAGGGAGTTGCTCAGAGGAGATTTTCTGGTACGCATCAGACTTAATCCCGCCCTCAGCCCCAAACACAGCCTTCCCGAACCTAGTCCCTTTTGCTTCCAGTGGCTTGGAAAGCTCTGCCCAGCCTTGCTTATAGGACTTAAACTGAGGTACAAACTCCCCCATCGCAGCATCGAGTTTCTTTGCTGCTTCCTTCGCGGCAGTCCTGGCAATGGCCGGATATCCCTCCAAGTCAGCTCCATAGGCAATATCATTCAGATACCGGCGCGCGATTTCTGCCTGCTCGAAGGTGATAGGGGTGGACTCTGCCGGCTCAACAACAAGGGGATGGCCAGAGGCGTCCCAAAGCAGCACCGCGCCAGCTTCCTGCTCACGTGGCCGAAGAAGCCGTGCCATATCTTCAATCTTCTTTTCGAGGCCTGACACGCCCTTCACGTTCGCCAGCAACTCATCCACAGGCTTAAAGGCATCAGCAGTGTTGAGATAGGAGCCGGCAGCTTCTTTTTTCAGCGCAGCCTCTTTAGCGGCGCGAAACAGTATCTCACCCTGTTCCGCGCGGTAGGCCGCCGCTTGCCCCATTTGAATCTTTACAGCATCCCGCATGAGGTCACCAGTAGCACCAAAAGACTGTGTGCCTTTGGCAGAGGCAGCTTGAAGTTGCTGCTCCAGGTGAGCGCGAGCTGCCTCCGCATCCGCTGCAATGCGCTCATTGTGCCGGGCAGTAGCAAGTTCCTCCAGTCCAGACTTCTTGGAACTGGCCAAGAGTTTGTTGGCCTCTCCCTTCACAAGATTCGCGGCCTCTTTTGTAGTGGCTTTAACGGCCGTCCCACGATAGAGATCAACAGCCTTTCCAGCGAGGCCAGTGACGGTCTCTAACCCTGCTTTCGCTGCCTTTCCGCCTTCTCCAATAGGCGCAGCAAGCGTACCCAAATTGGCAGCAACCCCAAGGCCAGCGGCAATCTCAGGTTTCACCCCGGCTTTTGTGGCTAGGTCAGTAACGGCAGCGCCGAATTTATCAGGGAGTTCCGACAATCCTTCGCTATAGCCTGGCTGAAATGGGAGTTTTGGCGAAGATTTAGCGAAAATGTCCTCTACACGTTTCCTGGCAGCTTGCTGTGGAGTGAGCTGTGGGACAGGTGCAGGTGCAGGAGCGGGGGCTGAAGGCTTTGCCCCTTCAAATCCCGGCTGCCCTTTCAGTTCAGGATACTTCATTGGAAGCAGCTGAAAGGCCTGCTCACGGGTGCTGCCTTCAGGGCCAGTGATACTATAAGTCTTACCTTCTGGGCTAGTGAAAGAATATTCAGGCATAGGAGTTCCTTAGTGCCAACCAGCGGGGAGGGTTGTGGGAGTCGTGGAGGCGGCAGCAGGAGTCGGAGCCACACCAGTTGACATATGCTTCGCTGCCCCGAGCGCGACTGTCATTTCCGTGTCCATTACATCAAAAATTCCACTCAATTGGCCACTGGAAAGTGCTGCGTCTACAGTCGCCCGAGCATGCTCCTTATCACTTACTGTTGGAATACCTTTAGGGTTAATAGCCCTGGCGTAAGAGTTTACTAGCGAATTCAGTGCAGTATCAAGTTTCACGATATTGACATCGCCAGTCCCGCGCTTCACAGCATTCTCGATGGCATTGAGGGATTTGAACTGCCCAACATTTACTTTTGAGGACAAGTCACGAGCGACTTGAATCATCTGCTTTGCTTCATTCGAGGCAATCTCCAGATTAGCTACGACAGTTGCGGCTGTACGGGCACCTGCGGTAGAACTGGAAGATTTTGCACGGTAGTTAATCTGGCGATTGGCTAGTTCCGTTCCGGCTTCAGCCGCGCTCATCCCGGTCTCCTTCATAATCTGCGCAATCCCATCATTCCGAGCTTCTATGCGCTTCATAACTGCAGAGCGGCCAAAGCCTGGAACAACCTGCGTCAGCGGCGCACCTTGGGCTACCATAGCTGCCGCAGAGTCTTTCTCAGTCTGAGAGGTCGCACCACCAGTTAAAAGCCCCATAGTCATCTTATGAAGTTCCAGCCCTTCCCGGCGCAAAGCAGCATTGTTACGCGCAGTCTCCAGTCGTATGGCCTCATTCTCACGATGGCTTCTTGCAGCTTCCTCACGTTGCAACCTCTTATCCTCTTCTGCCGCCAGCAACTTAAGCTGGTCAGAGGCTTTCATACCCCTGCGTGTCTGCGCCTCTACAAATGCCGGCAGTGCAGGATCGCCGGGCAGCGGCATTTTGGAAATATCCCCCCCACTGCGAGCAATAGCCGCAGAGAGTTGTCCGTAGTTCTCCGCAGATGGAGCAGTCTTGAAGGCAAGAGCGGCCTGTGCAAGGTCTTCAGTGGTTTTCGTCTGCTTTTGTACCGCAGCTTCCCGGACCTCTTTCCCCTGCTTTGTGTAAGCCTCAGCCTGTTGCCGCCATGAGGCAGCGCCTTGCAAATCTCCCGCAGCTTCCAGCCTTGCGGCAGCCTTCATGGCAAAGTCTGCCTTTTGCACTGGAGCTTCCACGTCATCCTTAATACCAGCGAGTTCCGCTTGAGCTACCTGGGAGACTTTTGCTCGCACGTCAGCAAGTTGCGCCTGCTGCGCAAGCTGTGCCTTTGCCGTGAGCACTTGTTGCTGTTTCAGCTCCGTATCCGCTTGAGCACGTGCTTGCTGCTGCCCATAGATTATATCATATCCGGCTTGCAGACCAAGATTATGGAAGAATCCACTCATTGTCAGAACTCCCTATCAGTCGAAGGTGTAACCAGCAAAGGCATTGAGGTCAGTACCACCGGAAAGCACAGGTTGAGAATTGAACTGGTAGCCAGCCGGAGTTACAGGGAAGGCTTGCCCAGAGGCTGGAGTGATGCTATTGTCGCTTGAGGTCATGTAGCTGTTAAGCCAATTTCCCGCAGCACCCCCAATAGCATTCCCCAATGCGCTCGCAGCTTGCTGTTGCTGCGAGTTTTGACTCGCCTGCAGCTGCCCGGCTATGCCAGGACTCCCAGAAAGAGCTCCTGACAACTGCGCCAGCCGAGAATACTGATTCCCATAGGCAGACTGCTGACGGTTGAACTCATTAGCAAACTCCTGCGAGGCTTGTCCTTGGCCATATTGCTGTAATTGGGCCATTTCATTCCCACTGGCAATTTGGCCTGTCTGCGCCAGTCCTCGCTGGAGGGTGTCCATTCCTTGTTGCAGTCGCCAAGCGTAACTTGGGTCAGAGGTTCGGAAATTGTACCAAGGTTGCAGCATCGCAGCGGAGGGGTCGCCCGAGTTCATCAAAGAGGCAAGCTGCGGCTGGTACTGAGCACGCTGCCCCGCGAATGGGTCAGCGGCAGCAGCAGCTGACCCGGCCCCAGAGCTAGGAGAATCAGGTGCAAAGATGGAACTAACAATCGGCGCTGCAACAGCACCAAGAATGGCACCGAACATACTAAAGTCCTCCAGTAAGAGAAATGGGAACGGCCAGCATAATGGATGATAGTATGTTTTTCATACTACTCCCCCAACTTCAGTGATAAGTTGCTGAACTACGGCTGGATTAACGCTGAGTACCCCGAATTGAGGTTGAATTAGCATCTGGCGAAGTTGCGCATGACGCTCAAAATCGACTTCGCCCAAGCCCAAAGCATTACAAATACGATCAGGGCTTTCAAACAGTTCTAGCCAATCACAATGAAAGCCGTTGAGCTTGGCCAAAGCATTGAAACTGGATAGTGGTAATGCAGGAAGCCCGAGCCGCTCCAGTGAAGAATTCACTTCAATAGGGGATCGGTGAAGAATTACCTTCTTGGCTGGATGCGCATTTACCCACTCTGGAAAATTGTACAGCCCAGTGCAGGAGACGCCCAAACGTTTCTTGCTGGTAAGGGAATCCAGATCTCTGTAGTGATGCGTGAACAGTGGATCATGCAGGCACAGAGTCGTGTCAGTTGTAAGCCAATTCGCTGCCCACGTTGTTCCGCTCCTAGGGGCTGCGATGAGCATAAACTCAACCATTCTCAGCGAACCCTCATACCAGGAGTAAATCGTACTGACACCTGCTCCTGCAGCGATGCTGCGTAGTTTTCCCGCAAATGCGAGGCCCGTGCGGCAATCTCCTGCCTCATGCTTGCCGGGGTCTGATATTCCAGTGCTACCTCATCTGCCAGACACCACTTGAGCAGTCGAAAAGCCTCTTGCGGGAAGTCAGGAGTGTCAGTAGCAAGATTGAAGTCTTGGAGTTGTCGCTGAATCACTACGTGCAAGGTGTGCGTATCGTCAGCGGGGACATTGTACACATACAACATCCCTGCCCCAAGTTGCGGGTCGTAGTAGACCTGGTTAGGCACGCCTGGTTGGAGCTTATTCCCTAACCTGTCGTAGTCGTATCGGGAGTTGACAGTAAGCTGAGTGTCATTCCCTACGGCGTCCCGTATGTAACAGTCCAGAACTCTCAATGGGAGGGTAGTACCACTGGCTGCGGAGAGGTCATACGCCGCGACTCCAGTAAGGAGTGGAACTGGTACGTCCACCACGCACCACAGTGGGAGTTCATTCCGTGCCAAGTCCTTCACCAGCAGGTTCAGGGCCACCGCACAAGTCGTAATGTCCTCTTGAGGGATACTTTCACTGGGGTCATACGCCCCCACAAGCCGTAAGGCCCCTGCGATGATATCATCCCTGGTCATTGTGAAGCCGTAAGTGCCGCTGGTAGCCATTACTTACCCTTGGCCCCAGAGGCGTTTTTGGAGCTGGAAGCCACCTTGGCGTTCATCTGCTTTGCCATAGCCTGCATGGATGCTACAACAGTTTTTCCCGACGGAGCCACTGTGACCTTCGATGGGGTTTTGCGCTTTGGTTTTGCTGCCATGTGGCCTCCAGTTTACTACGATTGTGTCTTGCGAAGTTCCAGTACCACAGAGTAGGAAAGGATTACCCCTGTTGTCCACCCTTGGGTAGACATCAGGATTTTCCCAGTCTTCCCTGCGCCTGCGTTGGAGGGTAATCCCCCTGTGCGCCTATACTCCATATGCCCACGACCAGTAAGTTCTTCAATACTCACTGGAACAGTAGCGTCCCAGAACAGTAGCACTGCCAGAGTATCCTCCACGTTATACACAATCCGGTCGATGGTAAAGCCAGCAGCTTTCACGGCAAGAGTGTTATCTATGCCACAAAGAGTTGCTGGATCTACTACAACAGTCTGTGCTACGTCAGAAGTATCCAGCACCCCTTCGAGCTTGATGACAGCATTGCGCGGCCCATCAAGCATCAGTTGAATTGAGGTAGCGTTAGCCATGACTGTTAGCG